AGTGCACTTCTAATAAATGACCAGAACGCTGATTCTGTTAAAGTACCAGCGCATCTGGTCTTGGGGGTAGTAGTCTTTTTATTACCTTTCATTTATATTATTTGTAATCAAAGGTACTAATATATTGCGAGTTTTTTCTACACCAAATTGTTTAATACTGTCTGATGGATCTTTTGCAAGATTTAAAAGTAGACATTTAACATATGGGTATTTTTCTCTATGTTTCTGCATTGATTTAATACCTGCTTCATCATTGTCGTAAAGTATTAAGATTTTTTTATAATTATCTCTAAAAGTTTCCATAAGGTCTTTTTTAATTAAAGCACTTTCGGTTTCTGGAGCAATTATATCAATATTTTTTAATTTGAGTGATCTAATACTCATAATGTCTTTTAGACTGGAAACAATTAATAAGAAATCTGTATTAAACTTACATTGATCCCATCCTTGGACATAATCATTCACTTTTATAAACTTTTTGTCTAATGTTTTTGGTTGGTAAATTTTATAAAGTGTACCATCTTTTTCAAAATATCCATAAATATAATTTCCTGTAATAGTGAGGGTTTTTAATTCCCCTTCTATTTCCTTTTCCATTGTATAATGACTTAGTGGACGAACACAATAATGATCTAAAAGTCTTGATCCAATATTAAACTGAGTCCAGAAATACTGATCTTGTGTATTCCATGATCTAAATTCAAATTTAGACACTTTATACTTAGAAGATTCTTTAAATTCTGCTACATCATATCCTCCATTATTATGTAATATAAAATCATTATATTTTTCAATAATTAATTGAGAAGATTGATAATAGTTAAGATTTGTTAATTTCTTAACTAATTCAATTGCATTACCGTTTTCTCCAGAAGAAAAACACTTAAAATAATAACAACTTTTTTCATCTTTATAGTAAATAGCAAGACTTGGAGTCCTTACAGGGGAAAAAGGACTTATGATTTTTACTGTTTGTCCCGCTAATTTTTCAGGAATATTGCAGAAATGTTCAAATATCCAAGGAATTGGTACGCTTTTAATGTCATGTACAAGATTTTTAGTACTAAACATAAATCGTTGTTTGTGAGGGTGTAAAATAAAAAAAGGAAGGAGAAATATTACTTTCCCCTTCCTTTGTGTTATAGACTAAAATGGAAGATCATCATCTGATGCAGATGCACTAAAACTAGAAACTTGTTTTGTTTCTAATGCTTTGTAGTGATATTTATTAGTCTTGTCAAAGTTGTCTAATTTGTTTTCATCCATAGATGCAAACTTAAATTTAGGCAAAGAAAGTTTTACAATAGTCTTACCATTATATTCTTCTTCTGTTCCTTTTAAAAACCAATAAAGATTTTGTCCTCCTAATAAGATACCTGCTTGTTCAACCCATCCTTCAATACTGTTTGCTCTAATATTGTCAAGATCTTCACGCATACCAAGTTCGATAGCAATTGCTGTCAACTTGTACATGATTTCATTCTTACTTGGATTTGTCTCATTAAAAGTGTCAATCCACATAGTTGCAGTGACTCTTGAAGACTGTCCCTTAAATTTAGGACCATTTTGATCGTTCTTATCAACTGCCCATCCTTCAAAATTAGGAAGGTGGGGTCCTTCTAATACAAGATCTAACACTTTTTTATCTCCTTTGCTCGATGTACGAACACTAGCACTGTGTATATGTGCATATACTTTTCCTGGTTGTAATGAGCGTTGAACACCATCACTTACTTTTACTTCTTGTCCTTTAGTACTAAACATAACTACTGTTTTATTTATTAAAATTTTTAGTTTTCAAAATCTATAATTGCTTGTCTCACCACTTCAAGACTGTTTGGAATTTCCACTTCGTCAAACATTCCTTTTGGTGATTTACAAGTGTTATCTCCATTATTTTGGGTTTCAAAGATATAAGAAAGTTGTTTTGTTTCTTTATCTTTTTTAACTTTTCCAAATAAAACAATAGAGAATAATCCTTCAAGAGTGAGTGCATTGTCGATCATTTTGCCTACGGTCTTTGCTTTCACTCTTCTTTTCCCATCCATATCAACAGATTCCTCTGCGTGGGTAAGAAAATACACCTGAAGATCTTCTCTAAGATCTTTAGGAAAACGTGCCACTTTTGCTAAATTAGATGCGATAGAAGTGAACTTATCGTACCCTTTCTCATTAGATTTATCAAAATACTCAAATGCAGACATATACTGCATATCATCTACAACAACAGTCTTTATTTCTGGACGTTTTTCATGAACATATTTTAGACATGCTAAAATCTGATCTGGGTTTGCTGTATTGTAAAGATTACCATTAGGGTTTTCTTTACTCCACACTGAGTACTTTGACTTCCATCCTTTAAATGGAAGTGGTTTACTACTGACATTTATAATAAATGTCTCTTTTGAATTTAAGCTTTCGATACTGGTTGATTTTCCTGAACCAGACTCAGCTACTACAAGAATGCTTGTTGCCATTAATAAAGGGGTTTATTGTTAATAAGATCATTTAACCATTGTTTGTTACTCACTGGTTTATTTGTATGAATTGCATAAAAATCTCTTATTGTCATTTCACTATAAGGAGCGTCATCTATTATAGGAACATAAACAGGAGGAGGAGGTGGTGGAGGAATAATAAAATTTTCCTTTTCTACTTCCTTTACTTTTTTATCTTCATCAACAACTTCCTTAGAGCAAAATACTAATTTTTTATCAGATTTTTCCTTTTTATTTTCTGCATAAACATCTTCAACATTATCTATTGAGTCTGCTTTTGTTAACGCAGCAGAGTAAGGATTAACAATTCTAAGATCATCTAATGGAACATAATAAGATCCGTTTGGGTTCATTTCATACTCTTCTTCGTAATATTTTGAAGCGGGAACACGATAAACTGTTCTTTCATCTGGAAATGTTTCTGATCCACGTTTTATTAATTCAAAAAATATTCCTTTTTGTTTTTTAAACTCCGATGGATAAATTCCAACAACTGTTCTCCCATTAGGGTCAGTAAATTCAGTCTTCACTGTAAAATCATCAAATGGAATCCCAAGATCTTCAATAAGATCACGATGATGAATTCTCGCTTCTGCTTGTTTCTTGTTTCTCCAAATTAAATAGTTCATAATTATGGTTTATATTTTCTTTGAAATGTAGGAGCAGTTCCTTGTAATGGTTCAGGTTGTTCAAAAAACTTCTGAACTGGACCATCCATTCTTAAAAACAAAATTGACTCATCTTGGGAACCATTTCTTGCTTTAAGAATGTGTAAAAACACATCAGTTTTTCCTGCAATATAATTTTTAGGTCCATAAGTTGGAATATCCAACACCCACGGTCTACTAAGAGCAAATACCATGTCAGAAGACTGTTGTAATGCATCACCACCAAATAAATCACTGGTACTTGGGTAGTTTACAATAGATCCTGGAAGTCTGCGTGCTGGTTCTTCTAATGTACGATTTAATTGAGAAACTACAAAAATTATTACAGGGAGCTCATTTTTCACTCTAATTAAAGTGTCTGCTGTATTATAAAGAGTGTTAATCTTTTCTTTTTCATCAGGAGACTTTTTAACTAACCAACTATGGTCTATTGTTACGATTAATGGTTTACTACCCATATCAACATAATGATGCTTAATTGCTTTCTCTATATCTAAATGAGTAAGTGGAGTTCCAATTAACTTTCTTAATATACCTTTTTTCTCTAATATTTCAGTATCATCATGATATTGGATTAATTGATTAAATATAAAGTCATCAATTTTTGTATGAGCACTTAATATTACATTATAATCTTTTGCAACTTCTGCAGCGTATTGTCTTGCTGCATATTGCTTGTCGTCCATTTCAAATTGAAATTCTAAAATATTAAAATCTTGATCTGGATTATATATATGAGAGTCTTTTAATAATTGACTCACCCACATTGTTTTTCCAGATGATGGTCTTGCAGCGATTGTTACTAACGATCCCCACTCGATACCATTAATACCTGCTAAATTAACCCCTGTCCATGGAGTTTTAAAAGATTTAATTCTACCTTTTCTTCTGTCGTCTATATATTTAAGACCCTTTTTTAAGACATCAGAATACTTTTTTGCGTAATATGCATTACTCTCTCCTATCATTTTCTATAAATTTAGATGCTAAAATTAGCTCTATTTTAAAAATTGTTATAATTAATATTTCTATAATAATATATTTCCATAAAGGCAGTTCTACTATTAATTTATCAATTATTGTCCAACTTAAAATACTAAAAAGTATTCCTATTATTATTTTATTTAATACTTTCATAAGGTTAAATCATCTCCATTTTCTATTAATTGTTCACAAAAATCTGCTAATTTAGATTTTATGTCTTTACCAATTTGGTCTGTTTTCTTAATAAAATAACTGCTTGTCATCATAAAATTATACTTTGGAGTGGTTTTTTCATGAAGTGCGATATAATATCTTGTTGCATCAATTACCAGATCCCAATCATATTCTGGGTATTCTTTAAAAAACCAAATAAATCGTTTTGTCAACTCTTTAGTTGATTGTCTTGGTAATTGACCTGAATGAATATACTTGTCTTTTGGAAACAATTCTCTATACTCATTAACTCTTTCTAAAAACTTTTCTCCTAAGACTTCTTTCTCAACTTTTGATTTTTTACCGTCTATAAGAGTATTAAAATGTTTTAATACAGAATGTGCAACAGATGTCAACTCATTAGTCTTATCATCAATAAGTCCACAATATTTAAGCATTGTTATTTCGTC